TTAAAACTCATTACAAATCAAACATCTATCTACAAAACTATCAATATCAGGGGCATTTAAATCGTGCTTTTTGTGATAGTGCGTGAAGTTGTCTAGCTCTCTATCAAGCATTAAGTTTTCAACATAAGCCAAATGTTGAGTATTAACATCACCGCCCAAGCCTTGATAGTAATTAACTAGCTCGTAATCTTTCATTCTACTTACTGGTCTAGGTTTTTCATTACTTTTAAAAAGCTCGTCGCAAATTCTTAAAATTTGCCTTTGTTTTAAGGTATTGCCAAAAGTCTTTATTTCATCGCTTGCATCATCATATCGTTTAATAGTATTGTTATCTTTAATAATCCTAGTTTTTTGCCAAAGATCGCCAAATTCATCAAATATCCGTAAAGGTTTCCTAGTATCAGGATCAACAACAACACTAACCAAGCCTTTATTATAATTTTTAGTAAGAGATATTAGGTCAATACTGCCGTTTAACTTTCTATAAATTTCAAGACTTACAAACGTTTGCGACATAGTAAAACGCCTAATTTTATGCTTTAAATACCAGTAGCTAATATCGGTCAAATTATCTAAATCAGGATTTTGACGAAGATCATCAAGAGTTTTAAAAATATACTTCATAACATACGAAGTAGCGTTTTTAATATCGGTTTCAACCCTACTATGAGTATCTAAAAAACGATCTTTGATAGCAGAAACGCACTTATCCAAATTATCTTTAGGGACAAAAACAAGCAAATTTAAATGACAAGTTCCGTCTAAGTGCGGTTCTTTGGTAGTTATATAACATCTTTGATTTTGCGATAAGCTTCTAAAATGCAATGAATTCATAATGCTTCTAACCAAAGCTTGAAGCTTGCTAGCGCCTGCACTAACGCTATGCTTATCGTCATCAATATACTTTTTATTATAAACAAGCTTTTTCTTGCCACTCTTAAGAGTTATAAGCTTTTGTTTATGATACTCGCTAGGCAAGGTAAAAACTGCAAAAATAGGACAAAGTCCTTGACTTAGAGCATAATCATTAAGACTGGCTACTCGGTTATTAAGTTCAGCAATATATCTATTCGAGTTATGCCAGCTAGAAAAATAAAAGTTAGAGTAAGGGACATACTCGCCATTTATCATAAAGAAATTACTATCAAGAAATTTCTTTTGATTTTCTAGCTTAGCTTTTAAAAAGATTTTATCAGTTTCACTAATACCATACATCTTATTCCTTTAGGTTACACACTTATATTATATATAGCCAAGAGCGCACGCTCATTCCCCACTACGTGGGGCCCCTTTTGCGTTGCGCGCTGCGCTCGTCAAATAGCGTTCTAAAGCAATGTGTTTATCTGCTGGATCGTAATAAAACTCTGAAAAAATATCTTTCTCAGATGGTAGCATAGTGATAAATATACTAAAGCTATAATCGTTTGTTTTTTCGCTTTTATATGTAGTTATATCGCCAAGAATAGGAATATTTTCAATAAATGGAATAGTCTTTGTTGATTTAATCGTTTCTTTGCTATTAATACCGCCTATAAGAAATGAATTTGTATCAGTGAGATAAACATTTGTCTTTAGATGCCTACTTGAAATTCTAGGGGTTAATGTATCATCAAGCAAATTTTCAATATATAGATCCAAAGTAAAACTAACACTATCATTAGTAATCAAGACACTTGAAATATAAAGCTTTAAGCCAACATCTTGATATTCAACTTGGTTGGTAGTAATGCTTTGACTATTTTGAATATCGATTGATGATTTTTGAATAGGGGTTTTTATAACGCTCTCAATTACGCTATCTTTATTATCAATAACAGTAACCCTAGGATTATAGATAAGATCAGAAACGCCCTTTTCTTTAAGTAAATTAATAAGACTGGTGACAGAGTCTTTATTAACTTTAGTGCTATCGACCGTAAGAACGTTAGTAATAATTTTAAAATAAAAATGATCTAGTGGATTTAAAAGCGATTCTATACGTGGACCAATTTCTTTAAGTTTTGTGTTGTCTGTGCTAATAATAGTAAAGCTAAGCTGTCGTAATTGATAGCTAGTATCAAGCCCATTAATGAGATTATCAATAATCTTATACTGGCTTTCAGTGGTAATAAGCAATATCCTATCACTATAAACAGTATATTTTATATTTTCGCTAAACAAAGACAAGGCAGATACAACATCTTCTTTGGATATGTGCTTAAATTTTATTATGTAGTCTTTCAAAACTGGCTTATCTTCAACAGTTGGATTATATATCAACAAAACGCTATCTTGTATCAAATAATCAAGACCATTAACATTTAAAATATCTTTAAGCAACTTAGAAAAAGTATCAGTATTGCTTAAATCAAGCGTAGGTAAAAATACATCAAAGTTGGTATCAACATTACCACTAATAACAATATTTTTACCAGTTATAGAACTAATCTCGCCTAAGAAATCGTTAAAGGAAATATTACGATATTCTAAGGCAGATAAACTACTTATGAGAAGGAAACATAGGACTAGAATCAGTTTTTGGAGATTTTTCATTTGCAAACCCTTGTGATGAATTTTCTAAGCTTTTTAAAACCCTTTCAAAATCTGCATGGCAAGAAACAAAGTAATCAACGTAGTTGCCTGACTTCTTATCTTGTAAGAATATATGGCAGTTTGAGAAAGAAAGAAGTTCTAAGAAGCTATCTAAAGATAAATCAATAGCGTAATTTCTAAATTTACAACCGCTTGGAAAGCAAGTTATCCTTAGATAGATTCTATTGTTATTAAAAATAGTGGTGTTTATATCTGATTTATCTGCATCGTTTGAAATAGCTTTTATATTCTTAGAATCTGAAACATTTAAATCAACAAACCTAGTTTCTTGTTTAGTTGATTGAGCTGGCTCGTGCTTAGGCTCGAGGAATTTATAAATCAAATAAGAAAAAACTATGAAAGCTAATAAAAATAAAATCTTTTTAGTCGCATAGCTTTTATAAATTTCTTTTGAACCACTACTATATAAATCTGAAACTTTTTGATTAAATTTTAGATTTTCAGAGCGAATAAGATTGTAATTAAAGTTAGATGAAGTGCTATAGACTTTATATTTAAAAAGACTACTAAAGAGCCTTTTACCGCTAGGCTGAGCCATATACATTAATTCAGTATGAACTAAATATTCTCTATTTGTCTGACGTTTAGACTGAAAAAGAAAGATAATATCTATTCCAAAGTGTCCATGATAGCTTAGAAATCTACCCAAGCTATCATTAAAGTTTTTCGTAAAGGTGTTGTAAGCTTCATCAAGAACTATTAAACAATGATGATAATTTTCGTAAATTCCATTTTTCAAGGCATATTCATCATAATTATCTACATTTTCTAAAAATCCGTTTTCATATTGAGAACTAAGGGTATATTCTTGACTAACGGCAGTAAGAAAATCATTTTTATCATATTGTTTTACAAAGCCGTCAAAATAATCAAATTTCAAGCCATTAATATTAGTATAGATAAATCTATACTTTGATTCGCCTTTTAAGTGTAATTCGTATTCATCATTTATTAGATGAACTGCTTTATAAGTTTTTCCAGAACGTGGCGGACCGATAATTAAACTAAGCATGCTATCTACTCATTAAAGTTAATAGATCAGTTATGATCTTTGTCATATTAGCCCTAACATATAAGATAACCCTATAAAGCTGGAGAGCAAAGAAAAGGCTAAGAATAGATATAAACAAAGTCATAGCAGTAGAAAAAGCAGAAGCTAAACCACTTTGATGCAAAAACTCCATAGCAGAGTTTAAAACAGTCTGATTAGGCAAGCCACCAAAAGAACCACTGACGCTAGAGCCATAATCAAACATTTTAGGGATATACTCCCTTAGCAAATTCCAAATTTTCATAATAAATAAAATGGCATAGCCAGCAAAAGCAATAAGAAAAGCCACAAAAGAAACATAAATAGGCACAACAAAGGCTAAAATTGTATTTCTTATGCCAATTTTTTTTACCAGGAATTCAATAAAATTTACAATAAAGCCACCAACGGCACCGATTAACCATTTCATGATTCACCACCTACCCTAAAAAGATATTTCAAAGAAAACATAATGATCTCGAAGCTAAACCATATTGTGAAAAATAGAGTAAGAATAGACCTATAAGGAGTAACAATACGGCAAGGATCAATATTAAATAAATTATTCTTGTTACTACCAGGAGTTGGACCGCTAATAGTAAAAGGACAAGTGCCTTTAGGAATATCAGGGGCATCAATGCCTTTATTAATAATATCAAGCGACTCGTTAAAGTTATTCATTAAATTATCAATGTCGCCCTTAAGATTGTTTAGAAAATTAAAAGCATCATTAACAGATACATCAAATTTAGTAAGCTCGCTTTGTAAAGAAGCAAAAGAAGTGGCAGTATTAACATTAGGCTCATAATTCCATTGCTCTTGCTGTTGATTTTTAATAGAAGTCAAAGTATCGTTTATAGTATCAAGCTTAGCACCATTTCTATTTATAGCTTGCTCCAAAGAGCTTAAATCGATAGACTGGGTAGGCTGGGAAGGTGTAGTAGTAGATGATGAACCGCCACTACCTGAATTAGACGAACCACCAGATGAATTTGTTGATGTGCTATCTTTTGGAATAGAATTAGTAACTTTATTATCAGAAGTAATAGTATTAACGTAACCAGTAGAAAATTTACTACTACCGCTTGGGGTCTTATAAATGTAAGAATAAGTTACATCTTGAACCTTAGAGCCAGTAGGTGTAGTAGTTTCAACAACTTCAACATCAATAACGCTTTTATCAGGGGTAACAATATTACCTTTATAAGTTGCCTTACCGCCAACATTGCTAGTTTGCTTAATTGTCATGGGCAAATTTGGGGTAGGTTTATCAGAAGCTTTAAACATAGTATTTAAATCATAATCAAGGTTTATGTTTTTAACTTCATTAGGAACAGTTATATCTTTTGTGGGAATAGGTTTAGACATATCCTTAAGCTTTGCAGTAACTATTGTGTTATTCTCAAGTTTTGAAATGGAAGCATCTTTAGGCAAATCAAATTTTCTTAAATTTGGCGAAACATCGGCAGTTGCTTGAGGTGATTTAACTATATTTGATGAAGCTGAAGCAGTAGCATCAAGCTTGCCAGTTTCTTTAAAAACGCTATTAAAAACAATTGCATTATCATCAACTGGATTAAGATTAAAGACTGGCTCAGGACCTGCAATAGTAGCTTTTACATCAACTATCTGGGGGCGATATTCAAGTAAATTTAAATTAGCAGGCTTAGAACCACTAGAAAAAAGACCCTTTAAAAAAGACCCCAAAGAGCTAAGACCATTTTTAAAAGCATTAATGGGCAGTGGGATCATAAAACCGCCCATAATAAAAAGATCATTATCAAGCTTTGTTTCAGCAACCATTCTATTAATAGTTACAGGAGAATAACAACCCATAGGATATTTCATACAACCATTTAATTCTTCTCTAGAAGAATATTCATCACAAGCAAAAAACTTCATGCCCCTTTTTTTGCACTCATCAAAATCTATGTTAGGATCAGGAAGACACTCTTCAACAGTTTTTGTTCGAAGAAGAAGCTCTACTTTTCTTTCATTATAGATCATAGGCTTAGGACACCAATCAGGACGTTTATCAGGCTCACACTTACCAGTTTCTTGATTAAAAATATGATCTTTAGGGCAAGATTCACACTGTTTAGTTTTTAAATTTAAAAATTGATCAGCAGAACAATTGTAACGATAATACCTAGAAAAAGAAACAGAACTAGCAAGAAAAGCGTATTCATCAGTAGCTTGATAAGTAGTAGAACCAGTTACATTATATAAATTTCCATTACCAATAAAATGCTTACCACCAGAAAGTTCAACACAAGTAGGAATAGGACTTTGAACAATCTCTGAATCAATAACATAATAAAGAGAACTACCAATAGAAAATAATTTATAGCCACCTTTATCGTCAAGAGAAGGAATTACACGAGAAAAAAGACTTGGAGAAAGGCACTCGGCATAAGCAGACAAAAAAGAAAAAAACATAGAGAACAAAAGAAAAGATAATTTTATTCTTTTCATGAATTTAAACCTTTAAAAATTTAATACCTGACGCCCTGCGGTTGTCGCTTCATTTTTATTCTGCGAAAAAAATGAAGTGCAAAACGCTTCGCGTGCTATAAAAAACTACTTAACGAAAGAGAGAGCTATGACGTATATAAAAATAGGCACAAAAAAGAGAGCAAAAATACTTAAAAAATAATTAAAAACATCATTATTCAAAACTTCGATCATCGTGTAGCTCCGACTATTATCAAACCAATAAGAAAAGAAAATGCTATAAGTATCGCAGAAAGACCCATTAAAAAATTAAATTGATATTCATATATACCTAAATTTGGAAGTAAATCATTTTTTTGAATGTAGCAAATATTAGTTTCAGTGTTAAAAATATAATTAGTTTGAAAATTAGAAACAGACAGAAGAGGAGTAGAAACGCTATTATCAAAATTTACTAAAAATACTTTTTTATCTTTTATGTAGAAATCTTTAACGCAGATTTTTAAATTAGGGATATATATAGCATTTTCTTTCATTATTTAAACCTTGTAAGGGGAGCAAGCTCCCCAAAAAACTACTTTATGAAAGACTTAACTCTACCAGCAATCATAAAGATGAAAGCAACAGCGATAACGCCAGCAAATACGTAGTCAAATAAAGCGTAATCTGCTTTTAATGGCGTAGCTGGAACAGTTGGAGTATCTGCTGCAAAAAGAACAGGAGCTGAAAGCAATGTAGAGCCAACAGCAGCAACTTTAACCTTAGTAGATTCTAGAAAATTTTTAACTTTTTCCATATCTAACTCCTTTTTAAAATATAGAGATCAATCTCTACAAAATTTAAAAAATAAACTTTGTAGAAATTGATATGAGCGGGAGAGGGTTTGCAACTCACATTAAGGCATAGCCCCCGCTTTTTTTGTTATTTAGATGGCTTTGTTTCTTTCAAAAAAGGGTTTTCGTTAAAGACTTGAAAACTCAAACTCTCATCAGGGAACATATAAGCACCATTACGAGTATTTAAAAAACGATATGGAACAGCAATATATTTGCCTTTAACAGAATCAAATTTTGGTTTAAGAGAAAAGTCATAATTGATAGTTTCGGTTGATTTAACAAGATAGCCATGCTGATCACGACTTTCAAAAGTAATAGTTACATCAATAGATGATGCAACTTCGCCAGTCTTTTTGTCGATACGAGAAATTGGACGAACTTCGTCACAAAGGCCTAAAAGGTAAGTGTACATGTGTAGCTCCTTAAGAAATATTTATTTGTAGCTTAGTATTTTAGGGGCAGAGCTACACCACCCCCAACAGTTTTACAACATATTAAGGTTGTAACAACCAAGCCCCAAAACATCTTCACTCTGTTGCGGGTGGTTTGTCAATTTATAAATAGTTTAAAGCCATATTTAGGGCAAATAACTATAATTTAAATAATTTTAGTTATTAATAAAATAATTTTACAAAGTTTTAAATAAAAAGTAACTTAAATTATTTTATAAAATCTAAAATAATTTTATTTATATAAAAAATAGAAAGATTAAAAAATGATAATAAACAAAAAAGAACTAGCAAGCAGAATAAACGTAACAATACCAACCTTATACAATTGGGAAAAAACAAAACCAGAATTAATAAAAATGATAGAAAATTCATATAAATACGAAATGGGCGAAAGCGAAGCAGCAGAATTTCTAAAATATTTTTATGAATTAGATAAAGACGAACAAGAACTATATATAGCAGAAATAAAATTTAAGGCACTAAAAAAAAGACAAGAAATAAAATAA